AATGCTGGAGCATTATTTGATGGATTCCGTCAACGTGTGTATTTGGCTTCTGTCCAGTTGGCTAATTTTGGTAAACCACCTAAAGATGTTTCTGACTCACTCGATCGCATGGGGCAGTCAACTCGTTCAGCTAGTTTGGCTGCGACCAACTTTGTCCCTGCGGTCAGCAACGTCGGTGCTGCAACTGGTAAGGCTTCTAAGTCCATCAAGACCGCTGCAGATAAATTGAAGGAATATAGCGATGCGTTAAAGAGTGCAACTGGGGATGAGAAGTCGTTTGCTGATGCTCAAAAGTCTTCTAATAAAGCTAGGAAATCTCAAGCCGAAGCTGATCTTGCTGTGTCTAGAGCACAGGCGAAGTTGAAACAAATCTCAATCGGTTATGGTGCTGATAGCCCTGAGGCTAAAGCTGCGCAGATGGAGTTGGCTAGAGCGCAACGGGATCAACAAAGGGCGACGATGGCGGTTGAAGAAGCTATTTATTCTGTTGCTGATGCTGAGATGAATCTTGCAAAAGTTCGCAAAGACCCTGAGTCTTCTCCGATGGATATTCGTCGAGCAGAGTTGTCTTTGGCTGAAGCAAAGTTGGCTGTCTCTGATGCTACGGATTCTCAGATTGAATCTACAAAGTCTTTGAACGATCAGCAGACGCTTTTGAATGAAACCGTGTTTGGTGCGACGATTGGTTCAATCGTTTACGATGATGCGTTGAAGAGTTTAACTGAGGCCAAGGAGCGTCAGGCTGAAGCTGCTGAGGCGGTTATTGATGCTGTTGATCGCGAACGTGAGGCGTATGACAGGTTGAAAGATTCGGTTATTGAGGTTGCGAGAGTTATGGCGCAGTACCCAAATCTTACAAGAAACATGCCTAATCCGATGGCTGGGGTGTCGGGTCAGGTGCCGGTGACGGCTGGGGGTGGGTTGTCGTTGAAGCCGAGTGATACTTATCAGATCAATATCAATGCTGCGATTGCTGAGTCTGATTTGGCTCAGAAGGTGGTTGATTCGTTGCAGTCGTATAACCGTACTAAGGGCAGAATCCCTGTGACGGTTAAGTAGGGGCTGGGGATGTCTGTTGTTGTTCCTAATTGTGGGACGTATACGGTTGAGTTGGATTTTGGTGCGACTACGAATGCGTTCCTACTTGATGACCCTGTGGCTGGGGTACTTGACCAAACGGTTTATGTGTTGGAAGGTACAACAGACTTCCAAGATGTGACAGCGTTTGTGAAGCAGGTGTCTATAAATCGTGGTCGCCAGAATAGGTTTCGTGACCCTACTGGTCAGCCTTCGACTGCGGTTATCCAGATTGAGGATTCGGACTACAGGTTCAGCTTGGTCAATACTGGTTCACCATATTGGAACATGGCTAAGGATCGTTTGGGTTTTGAGTTGAACTCTGGTGTGCGCATTAGCAGGAATGGAACGTATCTGTTCACAGGAATCATCACTCAGTACAGCCAGTCAATCGAGAAACCAAACAGGTCTGTAGTGACAGTCAACTGTTCCGATGTTTTGTTCGCATTGAATAACCGTAAAACTCCTTTATTTACTGTTGTTACTCAACGGTCAGATCAACGTATTGAAGCTCTTTTTGATGAAGCAAGTTTGTTCACTAAACCTGGTCAACGAGATTTAGAAGTTGGTATCGCCAATCTTGGTACGGCACCCATTGACCAGTCAACTTCTGTTTTGGAATATCTGCAACGAATCAACAACTCTGAACAGGGACGCGTTTTTGTTAAGGGTGATGGGTCTTTTGGTTTTGACCGTCGCCTTGTTGGTGAACTACAAGATTTAGATGCTGTTCTATCTGACGCTGGTGGTACCGCTATCCCGTATTCTTCGTTTGATATTGTGAACACTTAATGCCTGGCCCAAACTTTGTACAATTCCTAGAATCAATCGGTGTAGGTGAATATGCTGACTCTGTTGTAGCCCCCTCATATCAACGACCACAAGAGTTCACCCCAACTAACCCATCGATTGTTAATACAGTCAACGTAGCTATTGCCCCACCAGCACCAACGGTAGACAATCTTCAAACAACGATTGAATACGCTCAAGCAATAGCAGCCGATTCGGTAGCAGACTTCGGCACCCAAGAAACCCCAGTCGTGGTAACCCTGCTAGAAACATTGGATGACGCAGGCGACCTTGCGAACTATCTGATCCGTCCTGTACCGGCGTTCTGGTTCGGCAACATTGAAATTGTGATGAACGGCCTCACCAATGCTCAACGAACCACCATCACGAATCTTGATATTGGCGCACAAATATCGGTCACCAAAACCTTCCCAGCCCCATCCAGCCCCGCCTCAGTTACCCAGCTCATGGCACTCGAAGGCATTAGCCATGACATCACACCAGACCGTCATATCGTGACCTTGTACACCAACCCTGCTCGCATTTATCATTACTTTGTTTTGAATACAGATAAACTCAACGACCTTGCACAAGGTTTAGGATAGGATAAGGAACACTATGGCAGACCCATTCCCATTCGTATCAGGAGCCACGCTCCTCGCATCACAACTTAACGGCATCGGCGAAGCGGCTATTTCGTTTACGCCAACTTTTAGTAGTTACACACGGGGCAACGGTACAAGCGTTGCGTATTACATGAGGGTAAATAAATTGGTGTATGTGTATGTTGAAGAAACTTTGGGTAGTACTTCTGCTGTTACTGGCGCACCTACTTTGACTTTGCCTGTTGCTGCTACAAGGTTTCAAGCAATACAAGCGGGTAAAAGTCGTATTGACGACACAGGCGCACAAGTTTATTGGGGAACTACAGTTGGAGTAAGTACTACGGCAGTAGTTCTTTATGCAGATTTTGCTGCTGGAACCTATGTTTCATTCGGCTCAATTACCGCAACAACCCCAATGACTTGGGCCGCTACTGATAAGTTCACGCTTCAATTTGTTTACGAGGCCGCATAATGAAAACTAAAGAACAATACGCAGAACAATGCCGAAAAGAAAACCCTGAAATGGTGCAAACCATTAATGGTGAAACACGCAAATTGAACAAAAAAGAATATGAAGAAGCAGTAGAAAACTGGGCTTTAATGCGCTGGCTTCAAGACAACCCAAGCGAACAGCCTGCACCGCCGCTACCCAACTAATGCGATGGCGTTACCTGATCGGCTACGGCGCGTTAATAGCGGTCGTTGTGTGGGGATGCTCTGGTTGCAGTTATGACGGGTCATACCGTTACCCATGCCAAGACCCAAGCAATTGGGAAAAGCCAGAATGCGAACCACCGATCTGCAACCCATCGGGAACGTGCACAAGAGATTTAATTTATGAGACCACGCCTTAAACCTGAGGAGCTTCACGCTCGACTGATCGTTGTGGTGGGCATAGTTCTTGCCAGCGTGTTTGCGATCACCGTTATCGGCTTTGTGTACGCGCTTATGTTTGTGACCCAGCCAATAGACAAACAAGCACCTAACGACGCTGCTTTTATTGACCTGCTATCTACCTTGACCGTGTTTATGACTGGCACCTTGTCAGGTCTTGTCGCCTCAAACGGGCTAAAATCTAAACCCAAGGAGCAAACCAATGAAACCAAGTGACAAAGCCCTACTCGCCTCATACGGTCGCTCAATGCTCGCTGCGGTAGTTGCGCTCGCGGTAACAGGCAACACCGACCCATCCGCATTGTTAGCAGCTGCAATCGGCGCGGTCTGCCCAACAGCGTTGCGTTACTTCAACCCTAAAGACATGAAGTTTGGTCGTGGCAGTAGCAAAGGCTAAGGCTGGCGTGCCAAACGCACGCGACTACATAGGCAACGCCGACGGTGCATCACCAGCACCCCGTGCCGGCATGAACGAATGGATTAAGCAAGCAATTGCTGCATCGAATGGCGCGCTTTGGAACAACGGTTCTTGGGGTCAACGTGACATGCGCGGTAAGCCAGGCTCGTTGTCGGTGCACGCAACTGGCAGAGCTGTTGATTTGTCATATCGCAAAAGCGAAAAGAACCCAAAAGCAGGACGCAAAGAAGCGCTGATCTTTATTGACAAACTTGTGGCAAATGCCAACGAACTTGGTCTGCAATGTATTTTGGATTACTTTCCAAAGGAGCACGGTCGAGCATGGCGTTGCGATCGGCAAGCATGGCTCAAATATGACAAGCCAACTATCCACGGTGCACCAGGTGGCGACTGGTTCCACATCGAGATAACCCCACAGGCCGCCGACTCGGTAATCTGGGTAAAAGCCGCATTCCTAAAGGTGTTTGGGGAAATCCCACGTAAGGCTTGATCTATGTTCTAGGGTCGGAGTACCGACAAAAGGACAGGCAATGACTGAACCGCAGATCGTTGATTACAGCGTCTATACAGGAGTGATGGACA